CTTTTTACTCATTTGTACCAAAAGCTAAAACGTGTCTGTCATTAGGGGACACAACAATGCTATTAATACTAGCAGGAGCAGTAGTTACTATAGCTGCTCTAATTGGTCTAATGCTTGCATCTGCATCCCAGTGTAATAAATTACCACCTCTGCGAACAGCTAATAAATCTTCACCAAAGTTATCTAGTGACCACTGAGTAGCAGCAAAAACTATATCTGAAGATTCAGCAGGTCTGTTCCACGCTCTTCCACCTGTTGTGGATACACCAGCATTGTATACTCCTGCACCATAACCCAAACCCTGAATGTTATTGTTTGATCCTGTTCTTAGAAGAAAGTTAACCGTTGCTGTACCTGCACTTGTGCTTGTAGCTGTTGCCACACTTGTAGTGCTAATAAGAAAACGATTTGTCCCGCTTGTGCTAACCGCTCTAAATACAGGTCCACCAAAACTACTGGCAGCAAAGTTAGTGCTGGCAAAGTTTCTTATGGATGCACTGGTAAAAAAGATATAGTCATTTACTGAAACATTATTTGCATTAAGACTAACTGCTATCTTATTAGAACCTGAAACAGTTGCTAACTTACCTGCTGTTCCATCTGTTCCTACAGTTACTGTACTTACGATAGGAGTTACATCATATAGAATATCACTAGCAAGAACATATAGTTTTTGTTCTGTGCCAAAAGATAAAAGTTTTTCTGTATTGTTATTCTGCCAAGTAAGTAAGTCTCTTGCTGTGCCATCAAAAGTAGTATCTAAATGTTTTTGATAGCCACGTAAATTTTCTGGTTTGCCTTCCCTAAAACGCACACGATCACAGTCATACCAAGAACCACTTTCAGAATAGTCTGTAGACTCTCTGCGTATTCCAGGTCTGAGATTAAATTTAAATAATCTTGCTGTTGTGCTTGCCATTATTTTATTGTGTTATTTCTTTAATTGTCAGTTTAGATGTAAAACTACCTGTTCCAAAAATATTTGAATCTCCATTATTTAATTGCAAAGTATTTGTAGTTGAAACACCAAAACCTGCTCTTATTTTAAATATTTTTTGTGATGTTCCTCCAGCAGTAACACCAAAAGAAATTTTAAAATGATGTGGCTGACCACTAGATACTGTATGAAATGTAGAGGCTGCAAGACTATCAGAACTACTATCAACAAAAAGAGCAGCCACTGCCGCTGTAGGGTTACTTCCTTCTAAATAAATATCTGCATTTGCTATAAGAAAACTACTTGCATTTGTTGGTGTTATAGTTACTCTTAATGCGGTTACTTCTGCACCCTCTGTGTTTTGAGGTTTACTAGAATCTAAAAATATTCTAGGAGCAGGATTTGCCCCTGTTACTCCTATAATCCGTCCTTCAGAAGTAAAACTTGATTGTTCTTGTACAATATTTGTAATATTAGAAGGGTCTGACCATACAGGATTAGCACCTGAACCTTGTGTTTTTAACAAAAAGCCATTTGTTCCTGCAGCAAGTCTTGCTATACTATTTCCAGCATAGTAATAAATATCTCCTTGAGCATCACTTCCAAAACTAAGTTTATTACCCAAACCATCAAAAGCAGAAGCAGATACTGTGCCTGAAAATCTACCTGATACAGCAGATACTGATGTAGCATGTATATTTGTAGCTGACACAATTGATGTTGATATTTTACTGGCATTAAGAACACTGGTAGATACTGATGTAGCTGTAAGACTGTTAGCAGTAAACGAACTTACGGATGTTGGAAATGCAGTCTGATATACATCTGTGCCATCAGATGCTACCATCACATTAGAACCTTGTTCTACTGTAATAGCAGTGTTACCTGCAGTTTTAATTTTAAGAGCAAACGATCCTGATGTATTGTTTCTTACATAATACATCTTATTAACAGAAGGAATAATGATAGAAGTTTCTGCTGTGAGTGTACCATCAAAAGACAAGATAGCTTTACGTGATTGGTCTGTAGCACCGTTAACCTGAGTCAGTGTTATAGGAGTTGTACCACTAACTGAAACTATCTGATATGCTGCAACTGCCTGATCGACCAGATCAATAACATTCGTATTAAGAATTGCTCCCCAAGCATTAGGATTTTCTCCATCTGCTTGCTTCTCTAGTCTTATATTTGATGTATAAGTACTTGCCATTTTAAACTCCTAATTCTGGTGCAGACAGATATAATATGTAACCAAACTCTGTGGGATTTGTCTTAATCTTATAAACTGTTGTTTCTGTTTTTAAATAATTTTTAAACCTGTATATTTCTTCAATCACTAAACCTATTACTTTTCTTGGATGAGTAAAACATCTTTCTCCCGCAGACAAACTAAGAAATAAAAGATCTGCTTTTTGTTTTGACTCTTGTAAACCTTTACCTACTCTTAATATTGCATCTTCATCTACACAAAAACTTTTATAAGTTATTAAGTCTTCAGGCATAGGAACTGAATTATGATTACCTTGTGCAGAAAAAGAATATAAAAAAACCTGTAAATAAAATAGTGTGAAAATTAAAATGTATTTCTTCATGTTCTTGGGTCTTCAGGCCATCCACTGTTTATATCAATTTCTTCTAATGCTGAAATACTACTGGCATTATTAATAGCTGTTTCTAACTCTGCATGTTTAGTTCTTAGATTTGTGCGCCATGTAGCTAAGTCACTAGGTTTAGCTTTTGATGTTTCTTGTTCACGAATTACTATCCAATCAGTATTTTTTAATAAATCTGAAAGAGTAAAGTTAATTTTTTCTACTAAAATTTTTTGACAGTCACTTAAATTTTTTTCTGTGTTAGTATATGTTCTTGTTACACCACCATCTTTAAATTCGTCTTTATAAGTATTATCATAAAATTCAGTATTCTTTTCTTGACCACTGAGTGCTATTTTATATATTCCTATTTTATTTAACTCTTCATTACTCCATAATTTAAATATATTCTTAGGATATTGAATAGTATCTATTGTCATAGCCTTTTCTTGAATAAAAGATTCAACAATAGAATTATCTTTGACTAATGCGTACATAATTATTTCCTCAAGCTATCGAACAAGAAACTGCATCTGCAAATATACTTACATTTCCAACAACACTTAAATCTGCTCCAAAACCTCTATTAACAGCAAACTGATCTGCACCTTCTCCTTCTCTTAAAGATAAATATAACATAGGTTGAATACCTGTTGGAGTTGATCCATCTGCGCCTAAATCAACAGGTGTTCCATCAGCATTCAGAAATAATCTTCTATTTGACTCTACGTCAAAATCAATAAATTGATTTGGAGCATAGTATATTTCTGCTAAAGCACCACCAAAAGCTTGTTGATTAATTCCCTTAGAAGCTACTACAAATTGTCTTGATTCACCTGCTCCACCACCAAACCTATAAACTGCATCATTTGCATTTGTAGCACCTTGATCTGCATCATTACGATACCAACGAATACTTTTATCTGAAATAGAGGTATTAAAACTTATCATCATACAGTTCCATTCATTTGCTACAAATACTGGTTCTGCTGTATTAATGCCAAAACCACCCGCAGCTTTTTGCCATAGCAAATTTATGGTACTAGCTGGCGGTCCATCGTCAGTTCTTACAAAAAAAGTATAAGGTACTGCTAAATTTTGTGGATCAGTTCCTGCTCCACTACCCATTATATGCATGTTTTTGGCATAGTTTTCAGTAGGATAAAACCAAATAACTAGACTCATTTTTTTGCCATTAGGTGCTTTAAGACTAAAAGGAGAGCTAACAGTTGCATTAACAGAAGCAAGAAAATGAAGGTAATTATTTTGATCTGATGAACTATTTTTTATCTGTAAGCCTACAGGTGAAAAAGCATCATCACCTTGACCACCAGAACCAGCTAATATATTTGTATTAAAAACCATTTTTATGAATATGCCTTCGTTAGAACCATTTGAGTTTTTACAGCAGTATGGACTATATAATCTAGTCTGTCTACTGCATTAGCATCAGTTGATAAAGTAGGAGCAGTTCCTCCAGCAAAGTCATAGTAAGATTCATATGCTAAAGTTCTGTTTCCTGTTCCATCTTGAACTATGAATATACTTCCTACCTGACCTGGGGTGCAATTAGTAGGATTACCTAAAGTTCTATTACCTGCTAAAGTAACCGTAAAGTTTTGTCCTGCATTAAAGTCAACTGCAATAGTTGCACCATCTGTTAACTGATTTACATCTGCAGCGGCTGACTTAGAAATATGTATTTGTTTTTCTGGTGAAGCTTTGTCTACACCAATCTTACTACCTACTCTTAACTCACCACTTACAGATGCAGAAGTTTTAACTACGAGAGTATTGAATGTTCCTTTATCTGCAGAGACACTGCCTTCAATAACAGCATTGATAGAAGTAATAGCAGCAGCGTTAACACTGGTCAAAGCACTGACTGCTGCAATGTTTGTATTGCTGTTTCCTATACTTGTGGCTAATGCTGACGATACAGCCGCCAACTCTGCCGATGTAGCAAAGTTAGATCCATCTCCAAGAATAGAATTAATAGATGTAATAGCTGCTAAATTAACACTAGTTAATGCACTTACTGCTGCAATGTTTGTGTTGCTATTACCAATACTTGTTGCTAAAGCTGATGATACAGCAGCTAATTCTGCCGAAGTAGCAAAGTTAGAACCATCTCCAAGTATGGAGTTAATAGAAGTTATGGCTGCTTTATTAACACTTGTGAGTGCGCTGACTGCAGCTATATCTGAAGCAGTAGGAACTGCAGTGCCTCCTACAAATACATTAGTAGATGCAAATAAATTAGCTGCACTAACATTTCCACTAAACTCTGCAGCAGTACCACTGACTTTCCCAGTAAAAGATGCACCACTTACGACAGTAAGCTGATTAACCGTAAAGGCTGCTACTGATGTAGGAGCAGTAGGTAAATTAGTTAAATTAGATCCATCGCCAAAGTAAGCTGCTGCACTAACATTTCCACTAAATTCTGCTGCAGTTCCACTGACTTTTCCTGTAAACGATGCTCCACTAACCACTGTTAACTGGTTAGCTGTAAAGGCTGCTACAGATGTAGGAGCAGACGCTGTTATACCTGTTAAGTTTGATCCGTCACCATAATAAGCTGATGCAGTTACATTACCACTAAATGTGGCAGCAGTCCCTCTTAGAACAGAAGCAGATACTATACCACTAAACTCTGCTGCTGTGCCACTAACTTTACCTGTAAATGCTGCACCACTAACAACTGTTAACTGATTAGCAGTAAATGATGTTACTGATGTAGGGATAGATGCTACAACCCCTGTTAAATTAGAACCATCGCCAAAGTATGTTGATGCACACACAGTAGCTATCAGAGTTGCAGCATTAGCTGTTATGTTTCCTGATGCGCTAAGATTAGCACCAACTGTTAGTTTACCTGTTGTCTCAACTTCAGAGTTACTTATTTTTAAGGCTGAGTTTGTTCCTTCACCGTCTGAAACAAAACGTACAGTTGAGTCTACACCACTGTTACTATTACTTACCTGAAGTAAATCTTTGTAACTATTTGATATGAGTTTGCCAGTAAGTGTTGTCATTATATTAAATTCCAAAATCTATCTGTGTCTTCCCATTTAGTATTAGCATTTTGCCACTCAATGCCTCTATCTGAGTTAGACGGTGGACGAGGATTACGAATATTTATATCATCTCTTACATCAGGTACTTTATTCTGTGGATGATTTTTTAAATCATATGCTCCATCAAAATCTGTAGGACAAACAAGTAAACCATAACTGTTTAGTTTCATTACCCTGTGAGGATAAACAAAACCGCATATATCACATACAGCTTTGGCGTTCTTATTACTTGCCATTATTATAACCTATTTATTCTAGGTAAAAAATAAGCACTTGCTCTTTCTCTGTCTTCATCCATAGCGTGCATAAGACGTTCTTCATACTCTGCTTTGAGAAGACCAATCCGACCTACGTCAACACCTGGACGTTTCATAGCCATGTAATAAGCCAGACCTGTAGTAAGACAAGGAAGGAATCTACGAGATATATCAGCATTCTGACCAGCAGATTTTGTTACATCCTCTGTATGCTTAACCTGCTCCAGCTTTAGAATATCTGTAGTATTATCTGGCACAGGCCAAAGGAATAAAACAGGATTACCTCTCTCTCTACGAATAGCATATTGATTAGGTCTTCCTGTCTGACTCTTACGGGGAATCTTTAAATACTCTTCCATTGTAATACGTTCAAGCTGAAGGTCAACATTATCTCTTCTAAGAACTGCCTCAGTAACATCAATAGTGCTTGAAGTTAAAGCATAAGATGTTACACTGGTAGATACTGAGATAGCAGTAGTACCAGCAGTCCAGAGAAGAATGCCACGGTTCTGCCAATCTTGGAGAAGAAGATTAATTGACCTACGAGCAGACTTAGGTTCATGTCCCAGTGTCTGCTCACCACCAATCATCTCCGTTGCTTCTTGAATAACTTCATCAATATCCATTGAGAAGTCGTATGTTCCGCTAGTACCCATTTAGTTATTCCTAGTCGTTGTATTCTATGATTTTTCCTGGCTCATAGTCCACTACAACATCCTGCTCTGCAGCTTTAATTTGTGGACCTTTACGTGCAGCGCCATACCCCTGACCAGTAGGACGACCTGTCATCTTGTCTATGTCTTCTGCAGTGCGAGGATTACGAATATAATTATAAGTATATTCTGTTATCCCTTTTGGATTATTAGACATGTTTATCTCCTTCTAGATCTGCCTCTCCTGTTAGTTTTCAAAGCAAGCGATCTAATAAATTTTTTACTTTTTTTCTTTTTAGAAGGTGCTTTGATAATCTGTTGGCTTATCTTTGACCTGTTTATTGTCATTACTAGTAAAGACGATTATGAGGTGCTTTTCCTACAGCGCCACCCTTAGACATATACTTGCTCTTTTTCATCGCTCCACCTTTAGACATATACTTAGTCTTTTTCATAGAACCGCCTTTTTTCATCTTCGACATATACTTAGTCTTTTTCGTGTGTCCTGGCATCTTCAGTCTCCTCTTGATATAAGTTGTTAAAAGTTAAATATGGATTCATGTAGCTGTCGTGTATTTCTGCTGAATGAACATACTGACTTGGTGCAAAGTCTGGCGCACCTTCACCAGTTACCCATAAAGCAGGATTAGTAACTCTAACTCTATTATTTGGTAGTGCTACTATATTACCAGTATATGGTCCTGCATCAATCAACTCTATAACATGTGACTGTTTATGTTGTGCAGGATCATCTGATATAGAACTATCCGTATAATCTACTGTAAACAAATACCTCCCAGTGTGAAAAACATTATCTATTTTACATAACCACGGACTTGATGATACTCTGTCCATTACTATTATAGCATGATTTCTAGAAGAACAGTCCCAAGGTTGTGCTAAATGTGTCGGCATTTTAACAGGCCATTCTTCTAATCTGGTGTCAGCTATCAAAGCTGTGATAGGCATCCTTGCCCACATTGCTCCACCATGTACATTTTCTTCTTCATCGCATCCAGTAAATACAACATTAAAAGTTAATGATCTGTCTGGTATTGTATTAACTGCAATTACTAAAGCGTGTAAATATTCTCCTTCATAGTCCATGTGGTTATTAGTAAATTCTTTTCGTACCCAACACTTAAACTGTGGGATGTTTGAACTTAAATATGCCATTTTATTTTTTACTTTTGTGTTTCTTTCTTAATGTTTGTTTAGCAACTTTTGCCAACCTGGATTGTTCA